AGAACGTAAGACTACGTAAGACTACGTAAGACTCGTGTGTAAGGTCTTACGCACCCCACACGAGTCTTACATGGTCTTACGTGATCATGTAAGACCTAGAATTCGGGTTCGCCGTTCATCTCGCTGCCCTGCACTCGTGCCTGCCCGGCGATGCGGGTGACCGCGTCCAACGGGACGCCGAGCAGTTGCGAGATCTCATCGTCCGTTTTGCCAATGTTGCGCAGGCCGTTGACCTGCATGGCGTCCACATGCGGTGCCGGCTGTCCGGCAGACTGCTGCCGGGGCGTGGGCTGCAGGGCGTTTTCGGACTGTGTGAACGACACGGGCGGCTTGTGGTCGATGCGGTACTCGTAGAGTTTCGGCGCGCTCATGCCCGGCTGCGCCTGCCCCAAGCCCACGTAGGTCGCGGTGAACGTGTCACCCTCGACGGGGCCTTCGCATTTGGCTGCTTCGCAGGCTTTGCGGATGGCGTCCTGTTGCACGCCCCACATGTTGATGTAGATGGTGCGGCGTCCGTCATCGTCGGGCGTCTCCTGCAGGCTGGTTTGCACGGTGATGAGCGCCTCGTATTTCGGGTTGCCTTTCTGGCTGAACATGGGTTTGCCGGTTCCGTACTCTTTTTTCTGCCGGGTTTTGATGTCCACGACGGTGCCGGTCACGGTGGTGCCGGGCATCGAATCCTTGTTGAACGCGGCTTTGCCGCCTCCGCTTTTGAGGAGCTGGCCGAAGCTGGGTGCCGGCGCGGTTGGCTCCTCCTGTGGCGTGTAGCCTTGCTGTGGCTGCTGGCCGTATTGTGGCTGCTGGAATTGTGGTGTGTACTGGTTGTTCCATGTCATGACTGTTGTCCTTTCGGGTTTGTGTCAGTGGTTGGTTTATTGGTTGGTTGTGGCCGGTAGTCGGCCTGTGGGACGTTGAGGAGTGCGCGTGGCATGGCTGGCAGGTTGTCTGCCATTGTCCGCGTGTCCGCCGCGTCCACGGTTTTGGTGCCGATCAGGCTGGCGAGGTCGGCTGGGTTTCTGCGTTGCGCTTCGTCCCGGCAGTGGAAGCAGTGTTCGGTGTTGCGGGGGAACGCGTTCACCCACTGTTCCGCGATGCTGTCCCCGTATTCGACGCGGATGCTGTCGTATAGGGTGAGGATGAGGCGTGCCCTGGCGAGTGCCCATTGGCCGGGGCGTGGGTCGAATGGGGTTTCGTAGATCCATCCGGCGTCCAGGCTGGGCTGGTTGCGTGGCAGGTAGTAGATGCAGGATGTTTGTACGGGGTGTGTGTGGCTCATGCCGATGCCGTAGAGCGACGCCTGGATTTTGTATTGTTGGCTGGGGCCGTGGCGGCGCACATCGGCCAGGGTGCTGTTGCCGACGATTTTCCAATCGCAGGTCGCCGCGTTTTTTTCGTCCCACAGGTCGATGCTGCCGGTGATGGGGCGCGCGTCGGTGAGGTTGCCGACGAGCACGGTTTTCTCGGTCTCGTACCCGTCCAATGCGCCGAACATGTGTTCGAATTGCGCGTGGACGCTGGTGCCGATGAATGGCAGCCATGCGACGTCGCGGATCTCCTCTGTCGTGTGGCCGGTGAGTTTTCGGGCGAGGCAGTGCAAACATTGTGTGCCGAGTTCGCTGGGCCCGATTTCGCGCTGTAGGCTGCGTGGCTGGTTGGTGACCATGTCCACGATGTGTTCGCGGATCGTCGGCCATACGCTGGGCGCTGGGGTTGTCGGCATCCATTCGCCTGCCATTGGCATGGTGTCGGGCATGTGGGGCGTGTGCGCTGCCTGTTGCGCGTTGAGCACGGCGAGTACGTCATTGGGATTGCTCATCGTCCTGTTCCTTTGGTGGGTCGAGGCGGCACCATTGGCAGGTGTCGCGTCCGTCGTGGACGTCCTGGTTGGAGAGTCCGATGCCGCAGACGGCGCAGTATTCGTGCGGTTCGCCCGTGTCGAGGTGTCCTGGGCGGCCTGGCGTGTATCCGCTGTACGTCATGACTGGCTCCTTTGTGGTGATTGCCTGTGCGAGATGGGCGACGATCTCGTCGAATTGCTCGACGGGCAGCATGTACAGGCCATCGTCGGCATCGAGGTCGTAGGCCATGAACGTGTCCATGAGCGCGTCGCGTAGGATCCGCGGTTCCGATGGTTTCTCATTGCTGCTCATTGACGGACACTTTCACGGTCGGTTTTGTGGTTTTGATGCAGTTTGCGAGCGCGTCCTCGCCGACGTGTCTGGCGATGGTGCTCATGCTTTTGGGTTTGAGCTCGTAGTATGTCGGATTGTCGGAGACCGGGTAGGCGGCCTCGAATTTTCCGGGGTCGAGGCTGCGGCGTCCTGTCGTGATGGTGAGTGTGTACCCGCCCGCAGTCTGTCGGCCGATTGGATACCTGTCGAGCAGTTCTGCCTCCAATGCGTCTTTTTCCTCTTTGAGTTTTTTCATCTGGCCGTTGATGGTGTCGATGCGTGCGAGTTGTGCTTCGAGGAGTTTCGCTTTGGCATGGTCTTCGGTGGCTGGTTGGATTGCGTTGGCGCCCGTGTCCGGTTTCGTTGTCGTGGCTGTGGCTGTGGTGCTCATTGTGGGTTCCTTTCTGTGGGGGTTTCCTCTATGCGGATTGCGGTGTGGGGCGTGTATTCCTCCCCGTGGTGGGTGAGGGGGTCGCCTGTGTGTCGCCATCGCATGCGCCCGTTGCATCCGCGTACCTTCCGGTCTGGGAGGTGCCTGTAGGCGGTGACTGTGTCGATTTGCTCGTCGTCCCTGTATGCGAGGCCGTTGAGCGCGTCGGTGACGAGTTTGACGAGATTGTCCAGATCCGGGCGGCCGTTGCGGGGCATCCAGAATCGGCATGTCATGGCGAGTCGTCCCTCGAATGGTTGGAAACCGGGGTATTCCCTGTTGAACGTGTCGCGGATTGCCTGTTCGGCCTGGCGGGTACGCTCGGGGGTGACCCCGTGTCCTCGGTAGACTCTGGGCCGGCCCTTGGCGATTGGGGTGCCGTCGATGGTGAGCATGATCGGCTCCCTCACAGTGTCTCCTCTGTGTCGCGTTCCCCTTTGCCGAGCATGGTGGTGCCGGCGCAGAGGAGGATCGGCCCTGCGATGAGGAGCAGGATCGTGGGCCATGGGCTGATGCTGCCGCCGTGCTCGTATAGGACGGCCATGTCGATGCCGAACAGCATGAGCGAGAGGATCCCGCACAGTGTCCACGTGTGGCGGATGATGGTGTGTTTCACGAGTGTCTCCTGATGTGTTTGGTGCGTGTGCAGTCCTCGAGCCTGGTCGAGGTGCGGGTCTGGCGTGGCGTCCACAGTCAGCTCATCCCCGCCTTGCATGTGTTTCCGGCAATACCATCAGAAATTCTGCTGGTATTCTTCTCGTCGTCGACCCGGTTTGACATGGATGCGATGTTGCGCAGTGATTCGAGTGTGCGGATGGTTGATTCGAGTTCCTCGATGCGTCCGGCCATGTACCTGTCGGAGTCGATGTCGATTCCCTTGAGGATCCGCAGGTTGGTGTCGAACAGTTTGATGAGTACGTCGAGGTCGGTGGTGGCGTCCTGTGTTTCGCCGTTGCCGTAGGCGTGTCCGATGCTCATTTTGTCTGCTCCTTGTGCCCGAGGAACTTCTGAATGAAATACTGTTGGCCTTTCGGCGTGACCTTGGTCGTGACGCTGAGCGTCGTGTGCCAGTCCGAATGCACGATCGGGGTTTCCTTGACTTGGAAAAGCCCCAAGTCCATGGAGCGTTGCGTCGGGAAGTTACGCACGCCGTTGCGCTGCATGAGATAGCCATGTTCCCTCAGCCACGCGAAGAGCCGTTTCTCGCCCATGTCGACGCCGTTCTGACGTAGGATCTTCGCGAGTTCGCCGACGAGGATGCAGCGTTTCGAGGTGCTCACCGCGTCCGCGAACAGCACCTTGGGTGCCTGCGCGTCAAGCTGGGCCTGCTGTGAGGCGATCTGCCCCTGTTGTTCGGCGATGCGGCTTTCGAGCCAACGCATGCTCGCGGCGAGCATCTGCTCGGGGCTCATGGCCTCCTGCCCTGCCATGTATCCGCCGTGTTTGCGGATGCTCGGCAGCACCTCGTGCGTGACCCAGCGCTGGAATTCCTTGGCGACTGGCTTGCGTGAGCGGAGCACGAGCTTGTAGAAGCCGGATTCACTCACGGTTACTGTTTTCTGTGGGCCGCCAAGGGTATCAGTAGTAGTGATACCCTTTTCATCGTCATCGAGATTGGTGAGTGCCTGACTGGGGTTGCCGATCTCAAGTACGGCGCAAACATCTTTGGCGATGAACCACGGTTCACCATGTTCGTCGGTGAGCACGCGCACGGTTGCGCCGTGGAAGTCGAACCGTGTAATCTGATTGGTGTCCATTTGGGATTCCTTTCATTTGGACTGGGCATCCGTGTCGGCGGGTGCCTTTTCTTTTGCTTTTTTGGGGGTGTTTGCTCTCATTTCTGCTCGACTCATGAGTTCCCAGAGTGAGAGTCCGGTGCAGTTTGCGGCGATTTCCACCTCGTTGACATTCCAAGGAACCTCGCCGTTGAATCGTCTCAGCAGGTTGCTTCTCGCTATGCCAAGCTGGTCGGCGAGTTGGTTCTTGGTGACATGGGCGGCGGCGAGTTCCGCTTCTATTGCTCGGGTTATCGCAGTGGTGTTGCTCATTCGCCCTCCTTTCCAGCTCGTTTGAGCTGATTACAGTAAAGCACAACCGTTAAGGTATGTCAACTCATATGACCTACACGGCGTGTCGAAATACCTGTAAGACAGTTTAAATGTGCTATGCTTAGCTCATGGTTAGAAAGGAGGAACCCCCAGACACGGGGCATGCGACAAAGCACCGGCCATTTTATCGACAGCGATATGGCGCAGTCCATTCCTGGGTGGTCTGCGGATGAGCAGGCTGCGTATGCCGCGTCGCACATGGATCAATTCGACATTGCCGCGAAGAAGGGTGATATCGAGCGTGAGCAGACCGAATACGAGGATCTGCCGTAAGAAGTTTTGGCGCCGTATTGTTGCGGTGCCGGCCCGGCATTCATAAGGGTGCCGGGAAAGTCAAGGCGCAGGTTGTCAGGGGCGCCACTGAACCAAAGAAAAGAGGAATCATCATGAGTGATCCGAATACCATGCCATCGTCGCAGGGAAATGCCGCGCAGCAGTTCCAGCCCGCCGGGGCTCCGGTGCAGCAGCAAATGCAGCCGCCGATGCCCCAGCCGACGCCCGCCACCCCGCCGAAGGGCGACGGGAAGAAGCCGATCCGGAAAAAGTGGTGGTTCTGGGTGATCATCGTCGTTGTCGTCATCGCCATCGCGGCGGGCGCCGGCGGATCCAATGACAAGAAGGAGCCGGTGACGGAAGCCAAGCCGTCGTCGTCGACGTCGCAGTCCGCTGGCGACAACGTTCCGGCCGAGTATCGCAATGCGCTCCATCAGGCGGAAACGTATTCCGATATGATGCACATGAGCAAGCAGGGAATCTACGACCAGCTGACCAGCGAATACGGCGGCCAGTTCCCTGCGGAGGCCGCACAGTACGCCATCGATCACCTGAAGGCCGATTACAACAAGAACGCCCTGGAACAGGCGAAGACGTACCGGGACACGATGGCGATGAGCGAGGCCGCGGTCAAGGAACAGCTGATGAGCGAATACGGTGGCCAGTTCACTGAATCCGAAGCGCAGTACGCCATCGATCATCTCAACGACTGATTCGTCCCGGGAGTCGTTCTGAACGAGTTGCTTATGGAGGCGTCACGCTGGGCGCGTGTGGCCGAACAGCCGTTGCCGGTCGGCTATGAAGGCTTCCACGCGCCCGGTCTGGATCTGATCGTCTTGGATTCGCGTCTGACGGACGTGCAGCTCCGTTGTGTGCTCGCGCATGAGATCAGTCACGCGCGCCACATGGATGCCGGCTGTCGCGTGGATAAGTGGGTGGAGCGGCGCGCCGACCAGGAGGTTGGCGTGACGCCTATCCGGCCATGCTCTGCGCTGGCAGCAGTCCGGCCTCGATGAGTTCGAGCGTGCCGATCAGGTCGCCGTTGACCGCACGCATGCGCTGGTCTGCGCGCATCTCGTCGATCGTCCACCATGTGCAGTCGTGCCCGTCGACATCGAATTCGAGGTGGTCGAGGCTGTGGAATTCGGTCTCGTCCTGCCAGTCGTCGACGTCGATGAGGTAATGATTGTGCACGCAGTCCCACTCGTAGTCTGTGGCCACGTCGAGGTCATAAAACCCAATCGTGTACACGTAGTGGCGGATCGCGTCGTCATGCTGCGGGCATGGTTTGTGGCTGTCGATTACGAGGCTGCCGGTGGTATCCCAGAGGCGTGGCGGCATGCATGGCAGGTAGTCGATGGCGAGCGAGCGCAGCGCGTGGTCTGGGGTGTCCGGCTCATGGATGGTTTGGTTGGGCAGCAGCCAGCAGTCCCATTCGTCGTCCCAGGCGAGCAGGATCCGGCCGGAGTTGCGGATGACTGCTATGGCGCTCTCGATGGTTTTCATGCGTCTATTTTCTCACGGCGCCCTCTGTAAACGCAAAAACAGCCCCGCTCCGCTCACCATGGTTGGCGAGTGGGGCGGGGCTCATTTCAGCTGCGGCGAACACGAATTCCAGGTCTTACATGATCACGTAAGACTATGTAAGACTCTGTGTAAGGTCTTACGCACCACACACGAGTCTTACGTAGTCTTACGTTCGGGCACATGCTCTAAACCATTGGAAACATTGGGCTGACAGGCCAAGTCTTACATTCTTACGTTCCATTATCCATCTATATGTTTTATAAATAAATTAGGGATATGTATATAGGGGTCGTAATACGTAAGACTGCCTGTCAGCCCGCAAAGGCAGTCCGTGATTCACCGCGATCCACTAGTGGCTCATTGGTATTTTTCTAGTCTGCGCTGTCCGTGATGGTGGCGAGGCTTGAACCGTCGTCCACCTCGGGGATTCCGGCGATGCTTGTGAGCAGGCTCAATACGCCGCCCATGAGGGCGACGGAGAGCACGTTTGCCCAGTCGGCTTGCATGAGTCCTACTGCGCCGGTGCCGAGCACGCCGATGGCCGCCTGTGCCATGGTTTTCAGCGCGCGTATGAGCGCGGCCCGCACCCATACGCGAGTCGGGTTCGGCGTGGGCTCGTGGGTGGGCATGCTGTCGGGCAACGCCTGGTCGCTGTCGTCGTAGTCCGGATGGTCGTTGAGATTATCGAGATTGTCGCTCATTATGTTTTGGCGAGGATACTCCCGCCTCTTAGCGTTAAGCGTAGGCGGGAGATGAATCGCCATCTCCTTTCACTAGATATGCTATAATGATTTTGTTAGTGAATATTTTACTCTTGTTGGAGGGAGGTGAATTATGCAAGTCACTGTCACCGCAAAACCACGCATCCTCCCCACTCAGGAACAAGCTGCGTTGCTTGACGCGACCCTTGACGCATACCGTGATGGCTGCGAACTGGTTTCCGCATACGTGCACGAACATCATGACACCGTGCAGAAGAGCGTGCATGCCGCAAACTACGCCACGCTCCGCTCCCGTCTCGGGTTGGGCAGCCAGATGGCGTGCTCCGTCACCAGGACAGTTCTCGCCCGTTACAAGGCACTCAAGACCACTGGCGTGAACAGGAAGAACGGCAAGTGGACACAGCCAAGGTTCCGCAAGCCGCAGATCGACCTGTGCTACAACCGCGACTACACGCTCAAGGGCGACACGTTCAGCGTGAACACGCTTCAGGGGCGCGTCAAGATGCGCTTTTGCAAGGGAGGCATGGAACAATACCTGAACGGTGCGCACAAGCTGGGAACCGCCAAGCTCGTGAAGAAACACGGCAAGTACTACCTGCACATCCCCGTCACACTGGAAGTGCCCGAACTGGACGACAAGGACGTGAACAACGTGGTCGGCATCGACCGTGGCATCAACTTCCTTGTCTCCACCTACGACAGCAAGGGTCGGAGCGGGTTCGTGTCCGGCCGCAAGGTGAAAGCCAAGCGCGCCCACTACAAGAACCTGCGCAAGCAACTGCAAAAGAAGGGCACGCCGAGCGCGAGAAGGCGCCTGAAGCGGATAGGCAATCGAGAAAACCGTTGGATGAATGATATGAACCATTGCATCGCCAAGGCACTCGTAGCCAACAATCCGTCCGGCACCATATTCGTGCTCGAAGACCTCACCGGCGTCAGGAACGCCACCGAGAAGGTGCGCGTGCGCGACAGGTACGTGATGGTGTCGTGGTCGTTCTACGACTTGGAGCAGAAACTCGTCTACAAGGCGCAACTGAACCATCAGAAGGTCGTCAATGTGGATCCCGCGTACACCAGCCAGCAGTGCCCAAAGTGTGGGCACACGGAACGTGCGAACCGTGACAAGCATAATCACCTCTTTACCTGCAAGAATTGCGGCTACAGGTCGAACGACGACCGCGTGGCCGCGATGAACCTGTACCGCAAGGGAATCGACCTGCTAGTACCATGCGATACGGTCGCGCCCGAACATGATTCGAGCGCGCAGGGTGCGGTCAACCACCCCCACGCAGACGCCACCCCTCCAAGCCGCAAGGCAAGGAAGGGACGAAAGGCGGGAGCGGCACCACGCCGCACTCGTACCGCTGGGCAGTCGCAAGCCGCCACCTCTTAGTTGGCGGTAGTTGACGCTGTTTCCTTGAGTTTTGCCACGACGATGGTCGCGAGCTTGTCCATCTGTTCGTTGGTGAGCGCGACACCCACCGGCAGGCTCTTGGGTTCACCGGTCTTGTACGGGTTGAGTTCGCGCAGGCGTTTGTCGCACCATACGATGCGGTCGTAGAGGTTGCGTTTGACTTCTTTGCCGTTGTCGTCCACCATGCCGCTGCCGGCGGCGTCGGTGCGGTTGAAGAACAGGTCGGCGAGACGGTAGACGCGGTTGGTGAGCCACTTCCACTCGTTGTTTTTCGTCAACATGCCGTTGACGTTGTTCGCGGCCGTGTCGATGCCCCTCAACCGGTCGCGGGCCTGCACGCCGTGCACGCCATACTCCCATACGAATTTCGCGATTTTCCGCGCGTCACTATCCGAGATTGCCATGATTCCTCCTCCATTGATGTATTGCTGTGTAAGTCGTACGAAGTCATCCCATGTGCGTCCGAACCGGGCGAAATACGGGAATGGGTCGACATGATCTGAACCGCCGTAGGTCTGTGAGAACCACAGGTGCGGGTGCATGACCGAGGTGTTCCAGCCTCGCTGTATGAGCACCTGCGCGCACACCTGCGCCGCGATCTCGAAGCCGCGCTGGAAATCCGCGGCGTTGGTGGCCTCGCATATCTCGATGCCGATACACGTCGTGTTGCCGTTGCCGACCTGCCAGCAGAGCCGGTCGTATTCGACGCATTGGATCGCCTCCGTCCAGTCGGAGGTAAGGTGCACGGCGTAGTCGTAGCCGCGTGACCACAGGTCACGGTGGTTGCGCGCGGTCGCCCCCGGATTCGCCGTACTGTGTACGGCGAGGAGGGATGGCGCGAGGTGGCCGTGCCCTGGGTTGACTATCTCTCTTTTGATGGCGACCATATGTCACTCCCAGGCATCGGCGTCGGCATCGGCATCGGCATCTGCGTCGGTGTCATTGTCCGCCATGTACGTGCCGTCCACGCCGGCGGCGATCGGTGCGGGCCCGTCCGGCATGTCCTCGGCATTGCCGTAGCGTTGCGCGGTCTTGATGCTGTCGATCATCTGCTGGCCCTGCACCGCCGCCTCGGTGATGGGCTGGTTCTTCCACCACACATGCACCGTCAATGCGGCTGCGGCCAATGTGGCCGCGCCCTTGACCATCGGATTCGATGTCCTCACCGCGATGGCTCCGGCAGTGAGCGTGGCGGCGAGTTCCGCGAAGCTCTTCGTGCGAATATTCATTGTTGTCCCTTTCATATGAGTAGAGGCCGCGGCGGGATTGCCGTGGCCATGATGTTGTCTGGTCGTTATCACAAACCTCAGTAATACGGAGGTTTGGAACCGACCGGGGCGCGCTCCTCGCACATGCGTCTGGCCGGGTCGCCTCGTGGCGGCACGGACGGCAGATTGCGTATCTCCTCGATCATCTGCGTGCCGACACCGTTGCCACCGATAGAGTGGTAGGCGGCGTACAACCGTTCGAGGACGTGTTTCTCGTTGGGGTGCATCCACCCGTGGCGCATCGCGGTCTCGTGCCGTTCACGGATACGCAGGTAGGCGAGTTCGATGACGGCGTTGTTCAACGCGTCGAGCTTGTCCGCCAACGTGGACAGGTCGATTCGCTCATTCAGTTCCTCGATGCGACGCACGATCCTGTCCACGTCCACGGCCGGGTGACGCCGGTCGTACCTTTTGAGCAGCCATGTGGTGACGCTGGACGCGCCGACACCGGTCGCCAGACCGGCCACCGCGGTGACCACACCGACACTCGAAAAATTCAATTCCCCTGATTCACCTCCCCCCACTGTGGGTATGTTGTGACATGTCCGTATCCGGGATCATTGATTGGTGGCGCGAACCACGGTTCCACAAGTCTGCCCTTGTCGTGGAGTTCGCGCAGGTGCCGCCAGTCGTCCATCGTGTAGATGCCGACGTGATGGAGTTTGAGTGGCGGGCAGCCGGATGCCATGACGACGCGCATGAGCGACGCCTGCTTGCAGACGCCGGCAATCCAATCCGCCTTGGATTCGATCAAGTTGCACCAGGCGAGACTTACCTTCCCCTTGTCCGCGCAGGTGAATCGCGCGTAGTACACGTATCCGACCGTACCGTTGCCGTTGTAGCAGGCTATTGTGCCATTCTGTGTGGGGTCGGTGATCGTGTACGTGTAGTATTTCGCATCCCCAGCCAGATCGCCGGTGCAATTCACCGTGTCCTTGAGCCGGATTGCCCACGGGTCTTTCACACGGTTAGTGACCTCCGTCATTGCCATCACCCCCCTGTGTTTGCGCGTTGTCGAGTTGTTTTTTGAGCATTTTGTTCTCGGCTTTGAGTATGGCGATGGTGCATGCCTGGTCTCCGATCTGTGATTGGAGTTCCGCCAGGATGTCATCCACCATCAACTGGTTGCTTTCATTCATTTCCCAGATCCTTTCTTTATTGTTCCTGCTGTGGGTGCTGTGATGGCATGAGGGACTCAAAGAACCTGCCCTGTGCCTGTTCGAGACGGTCGGCGAGCGCGTTGTCCTGCATGCGCTGGTTGATTGCGTGGATGTCGAGTCCGCCTGTCTGTGCGGTGCGGGCATGTTGTTCGAGTGCATAGTTTCTGGTTGTCGCTCCCAGTGCTGTTAGCGTCTGGTGGCGTGCGACGGTGAGTGGATCGTTGAGGTGTGCCTCGCTTCTGTCGAGTGATAGTGTGTCTGGCACGGTGTCGTTGAGTGATGCCTCGAGCGCTTCGTATGAGATCGTCCATGGGTTGCGTCCGTTCTCGTCGATGGTTTCGGGTTCGGGGTTGGTGGCGGATTCAAGCATGACTGCGATGGTTTCGCCTACGGATTCGATGCCGAGCAGTGTTTGCCATGAGGCGAGTGCGTCCCATGACATGGTGATGGCCTGTCCTCCGTCGTCTGGTTCGCCGGCTGGTGTTTCATGGCCGGGGAGTATAATTGTGAGATTGCGTGTCCCTGCTCTTATTTCCATTGGAATTCCTTTGTTATTTGATGAGGTAGCTGAGTGAGGTGAGCCAGTAGTCGGCTCCTCCCGAGGGGAAGAACCCGTAGCTGGCGTTGCCGGAGAGTGTCTGTGGGAATGATCTGATGAGCACCTGGAAACTCCCGGATTTCTCGTTGCATGTTGTGGAGCTGAAATAGGCGTTGCCTTTGTTGTTGTTGAGCACCGCGATTGACTTGTACCGCCCGTATTTCGGAGCGGGGAGCGTGATGGTGTGGGTCATGGCGGTGTAGGGGTTGATGTGGTTGGTTCCCTCCACCCAGTTCGCGGATAGTGTTCCTCGGCCTGTAATCAATCCGAGGAATCCTCCGAGGTAGAGGTATCCGGTGTTGATGTTGCATTCCATGCCGACCTCGCCGTTGCCATCCCCTGCGACGATCGCCGCCCGGGTGTCTCTGCCGTCACCCCCAACGAGGTTGCATGCGGCGTATCCTCCTGGTTTTCGTGCGGTGATGTACGCGTTGGTGCCCTCGCCGGAAATGGTGGTGAGGTTGATGTATGTCTTCCATTGGCGACGGTTGGTGTCCTGGCTGAGATTGAGGTAATCGCAGTTGGCGGTGAGGAAGGCGCAGGCCATTTCCTTGTTGTTGCTGTCTCGGGTCTGGCCCAGACGGAAGAAAGAACCGAAACCGGTGCCCGCCCCGGCGGAGCCGTCTGTGCGCATGCCGGAATTCAGCGTAAGCGTGCTGATCGGCCCCTTTTTGGAGTCCAATGATTCCGTGGCGATGTAGGGGGTGCGCGCATAGGTGCCCTGCAACGGGAAATCAATGCCGGCTCCCTGCTGTGTCGCGTCAGACCCCACTGTGCTCGTATAGAAGCTGGGTCGAATGCGCACCCGGTCGCCGGACAGTTTCGTGTCCAATTCACCGACGATGATGTTCGAAGCTCCGCTGCCGTCGAGGTGGACGGTGTTGTTTCGGCTGGCATCCCACATGTCGAATGAGTTGCCTCGTAGTTTGAAGCCCTTGTTGTCCTCCAGGTGGGATTGGTAGACCGCGCCGGTGAACACATAGCCGACGAACTGGCCGGCCTTGATCTTGTCCGTGGTGATCGCGTTCGCGGCGATCTTGTCGGCCGTGATGGCGAGCGCCGCGATCTTGTCGGCAGTCACCGCATTCGCGGCGATCTTGTCGGCGTTCACGGCGTTCGCGGCGATCTTGTCGGCCGTGATGGCGAGCGCCGCGATCTTCGCGGCGGTCACCGCGTTCGCGGCGAGTTTGTCCGTACTGATGGCGAGTGCCTTGATCTCCCGTGACGAGATGGCTTCCGCGTCGACTTTCCCTGCAGTGACCGCGTTCGCGGCGATCTTATCCGATACAACCGCGTTCGCGGAAAGTTTGTCCGTGGTGACGGCCCCTGTGAGGATCTTGTCGGCGGTGACCGCGTTCGCGGCGAGCTTGTCGGTGATTACGCTGCCAGCGGCGAGCAGTGGCGCGGTCACCGTGTTCGTGGAGATCACGTTGCTGGCGACGAAATTGTATTCATTGAATTGCGTGCCATCCCAGATGTATACATGATCGACCCGTTCGGAGAGCACGCTTGGTGAGTTGCTGGGCTCGCCGGCCCACCATGTGACGAGGCTGGTCTGGTACCACATGTCACCTGTCGCGAGTCCGGCGTGTGCCGGTTCGCCCGTGCTTTTGATGATCTTGTTCTTGCCATCCGCGGTGGTTTGCGCGCTGGTGGCTTTGTCGTAGGATTCCTTTGCCTTGTCGGCGTTGGCTTTGATGTCCTCTTTGGCCTGCGCCAGATCCTTGTTCGCCTGGGAGAGCGTCTGGTTGGTTTCCTCGAGTGTTTTATTGGTTTGCGTGAGCGTCTGATTCGCGCTGGTTATCGCCTGGCTGTTGGCCTGGATATCCTTCTTCGCCTGGGAGAGCGTCTGATTCGCCGTCTCCAGCGCATCATTGTTGGCCTTGAGGTCATTTTTGATCTGGCTGATCTCCTCGGAGCTGACAGTGCTGGCTACGGTGATCCCAGCAGTCATCGACCAGGCGCTCATGTTGCCGGCATGGTCGACTGCGCGCAGCGCGTAGACGGGTTCGTCGCCGGCGGTGAGTGCCGTGTCGAGATAGTCCCCCTCCCCGGACTGTGCTACGGCGATACTGGTGAGGTTGCTGGGGTTGGTGCCGCGTCCCACCTCGATATGATCGAAATCCGGTTCCATGTGTGTGCCGGTGGCGGTACGCCCGTCCCAGTGGATGGTGACGACGCCGAGTTCGCTGGCGAGCACCGGCACGGACGGGACGCTCGGCGGCGTCACATCCTGTGCGACATCGACGACGGCCACCGCCGACCAGTCGCCCAGCTTATCGCTGTAGGTGGGGACAGCGCGCACGCGCACTTGGATCGTGGTGCCGCAGTCGAGATTGCCCCAGCTCAACGTCGTGTCGGTCGTCACGCCAGCGCTGCGCCATGCCTCACCGGCGATGTTTGGCCTCCATTCGACCCGGTATGAGGTGATCTCGATGCTGGTGTGGTTGGTGGCCTGCGTGACCTCAGCCCATTGCGCGGTGGCGAGGCCGCGCGCGTACCCGTTCGCGTCGATGTACGCGTCGGTCTGCACCACGAGCCCGGCCGGTGCCATTGGTATGCGATGGTCTTTTTCGGGGGCTGGTGTGGCTCCGGACGCGCCGCCGGCGACTGCTCCACCGGTGATGCCCTGGATGCGTTTGGCCTGTCGGGTCTGCGCATCATACAACCTGTCGTTGAGCATGAGCGCACATTTGACGCCGCCATCATTGCGGTTTGACAGTTCGACGCGCTGCACCCGCACTTTTTCTCCATGGTTGACGGTTGGTGCGGTGATCCAATCACCCGGACGGTAGTCGACCAACGGCAGGTGCTCGATGCCCGTGGTGAGGATCTGGCGCGTGTACTGGCCGCGCACACGGGCGGCGGACGCGAGCCGCGTCTGCATCAACAATTGGGCGGTGTCCTTGTTCGACACGCCACCCTGCGACGAGTACAGCTCCCACTTGCCCCATGGCGAGGGAGCTGTCTTGTTCTCCTGCGTGAACACCAGATCGTTGTCACCACGGACGAGGATGTTGCCGGCGAGCCCCTCGATGGTCTCCTCCTCTGGGGATTCCAGCAATCCGGTCGCCAACGGGATGCGCACACGGGCGCTCAGATCCCGGCACAATGCGGTCGAATCGGCGTTCCACATTTTGAGCATGCGCCCGTCGGTACGCCAATCGCACATGCCGTTCGCGCTCAGGTTGTCGATGACCGTGTACAGGTCGACCCCGGCATCATAGTAGAGCGTCATCTTGTACGCCCACGTGTCACCGTTCGTGTCGCGTGCACTGTCGAACCCTGCCGGCATGACGGTGGCCGCACCGCCACGCCTACGGTTCTCGTCGAGCAGCGTGTGCACGATCATGCCAGATGTCGCCGAATGGAATGGGCGTTTGCCCTTGTTGTCGGTATCGGTAAGCAACGCACTCATGTTCAGGTTGAGGATCTTTTTCGTCAACCAGATCCACGTCATGCAGTTGAGCGTGACCGTATCCGTGCTGTCCTTGGCGTCACGGGAGCGCGAGACGAGCAGGAAACGGCAGTTGTATGGTTCCACCCATGCGTCATGTGTGGCGACCTCCATGCCGATCTCGAGGCCCTGCTCCAACCCGCGCTGGAGGATACCACCATTGAGTGCGACACGCGGGTAGGTCATCGACAGGGTGCCCGCATCATTGTGCTGCACGCTCGCCGACCACGAGCTCGGGGTCAGGAACCCTTGGAACACCCCGGCACTGTCATATGCCTTGAACCGTACATGCAGGTCGCTCATATGTTATCACCACCACGATTTGTAATATCTGACATAGGTTTGTTGCCCTGCCGGCACGCCATGCGCGGTCAGGTTCACTCTGTATTTTCCGTCCGCGTCCGGCCAGATCTGCAATGGCCCATTCGCACCGTAGTCGAGGCCGGCCGTCACGTCCGCGCCACCCGTCCATGCGGTGGCGTTGCCACTTGTCCATGCATGCAGCCGTTTTGGATCCACATACAGGTAGCCGCTCGTCGTCTTACCAGACCATGTGACGCTCGTGCCGCTGGTCGGGTCGGTGAGTGTCATCGCGTCCACGCCGGTCGGCACACGGATGATCATGTCATCGATCGGCGCGTCGGACTGGCAGCCATCAGGACACCCTTCCGTCGCGAGCACGCTCACGCTGTTGTTCGGCTCACCCTCCCACCATGTGGTCGGGCCGGGTATGGCGGAGGCATACAACAGCACACCATCGTCTGGCAGGGCGGCCAACGTCGGGTCAGGGGCACGCCAGAACGGGCTCGTCATGGAGAACACCGCCGTGTACCGCGTATACCTGTCGAGGGTCGTGTCGTCAGCGCTCAGGCTGGTCAACACGACCTCTACACACCTGTCCATGAACTGGTCCGGCATGCGACGTGTCAGTACCAAGCGGGGCATCGTGAGCAGACGCAGCACCCGTCGTGTCTCCGCCCACCCAGCGCCGCCCGCGCAACCGATTTTCATGGTGAACGTACGCTGCCCGACCACCGGCGGCAAGGGAGGCACCGTGATGCCATGCATGCCGGGCACGGTGACCACATCCACGACCGGGCTGATGGGCGACAGCCAATCAGACCCGTGCTCGATGACGCAATTGCCCCCGTCCAACTCCACACCGTTGATCAGATACATGCCACACCTACCTTATGCACCCTGGAACTTGTGGTCGGAATCATCGGCGGATTTCAACGGCCATGGTTGGGCGACCGGATTGTTGATCGTCTGGTAGATCGTCGTTGTCCCAGTCGGCTTGCCATTGTCACCCTGTGGCGGTTCGTACGGGGCCCACCCGCCGACCGCACCCATGTCGAACGGCGTGCCCATGCCGTTGAGGCGTGCCTCCACACCGAAATCGAGACCCTTGCCGACAACCATGCCGGTCATATCGTCCATCGCCTTGCCGACCCGAGCAGCAGCGTCATCGATACCGATGGCGAGACCCTCATCCAACCACCGGCCATACTGTGCGAAAATCTTCGACGGGCTGCCGATGCCGAGCACGCTCTTCGCCCAGCCGAGAATATTGCCACCGAGCGATAAGATTTTGTCACGCACCCATCCGAACATGTCGCCGATACCATTGATCAGGCCTTGGATGAGATCCCTGCCGACGCCGCGCAACCATTCGCCGGCACCACTGAGCGCTCCGAACACGGTGTTTTTGATGCCTCGCACCCTGTCGCCGATGAATCCGACCGCACTGCCGACCGTGTTCCGCATACCATTCCAGATTCCCGAGAAGAAACTGCTGATGCTGCTCCATACATTCGTCCACGTGGCCCGTATCGCATTGACCGCGTTCGTGATCGTGGTGCGGATCCCGTTGATGATCGGCGTGAGGAATGCGACGATGCCGTTCCAGATGTTCCGGAAGAAACCAGATATCGCACCCCACACGGAATCCCACGTGGATTTGATTGCGTTGACGACCGTGCTGATTGTGTTGGCGATGCCATCGATGATCGGCGTGAAGAACGCGACGATTCCCTGCCATACTGTCTGGAAAAATTCGCTGACAGCCGACCATACCGTGTTCCACGTCTCCGAGATGAACGTGCACACGGTCGTGATCGTGTCAGAAATACCCTGAATGATGGGCGTGAAGAACGCGACGATCGCATTCCACACGGTCTCCCACACGGTTCTGATACCGTTCCAGATGGTCACGAACACGGCCGCGACCACGATGAACGTGTTTTTGATGAACTCCGCGATCGGCATGATGACGTTCTGCACATACGCTTGGATGAAACCCCAGACGGCCTCGAACACCGTTTGGACACCATTCCACACCGCATCCCACGCTGATTTCATACCATCCCAGATACCGGTGAAGAAACTCGAGATGCCACCCCACACGGATTGCGCGACGGAACTGATACCATCCCACAATCCGGAGAAGAACGATGCGAGCCCGTTCCATACGGCCTTGCCGACCTCGCAGACCTTGTTCCACGAGTCCGTGAGGAACTGTGTGAACGCTGCCCATGCCTTGCGGCCGGTCTCTGTCTGAGTGAAGAACCAGACAAGGGCCGCGACCACTGCGGCGATTGCGGTTATGATAGCGCCGATGGGATTGGCCGAGACGACGGCGTTGAACGCGCCCTGGACAGCCGTCGCGGCCTTGGTCACGGAGCTCCATGTCTGCTGTGCTGTGGAGACGATGTTCAGATTCGAACCGAGCTTCTTCACCATTTGCACCGGGCCGCCCAGATCCATCATGAGCTGGATGCCGTTGCTGATGCCCTTGGCGGCCCCGGTGACAGTGTCCATCGTTCCCCTGAGCGCCACCAGACCGTTGTTGAGCGCCTGGTATCCCTTCACACCAGCGAACGCCGCACCGATGGCACCCAGCGCGGCGACGATGATTCCGGGGTTCTGGCTGAACCAGCCAAGCACATCATCGAGTGCCTGCAATACCGGTTTAATCAGGCCGGCGATGATTTTGAACGCGTCACCAACCGTCTGCCCGAACGATTGCGCGCCACCAGCAGCACCGGTCAACCGCCCGATCGCGTCGATGACTGATCCAAACACGCCCGTGGCGCTGTTGATCACGTCCAATACGACGCCGAACACGTCTATCCACGCTTGGAATACGCCAGTTGATGCGAATGATTGCACGAAGTCGGTCACCCATTGGATGCCGTTGGAAAGCCAGCCAATGAGCTGGCTGACACGGTTCATGACGTCAGCGAGCGCCGACGCGGCTGTATTGCGCAGTTGCTCCCAGACACCGCTAGGCAGCAGGCTGCCCCAATCAGTGTTGGAGAGTTTCGCGGTGAGGCCGTCCCACGCGGTCTTGAGGGTGTCTATGGCCCCGATGTCCTTGACGCGTTCCCACAATAGTGAGAACTGGTTCTTGGTGAACGTGACCATGCTGGCGGCAGCGTCGCCGATTTTGCCGAACTGCGAGCTGAACCCGTTGATCGCGCCGGCGATGTTCTCCACGCCGAACGCTTCGATGACCTTCTGCACGGCCTTGGCGACGCGGTTCTTCACGTTCTCGATGGCGGTGCCGATGCCCTGTGTGGCGTCCTTGGCCTGCTGAGCGAACGAGGCGTATTGGCCGAACCCGTTTTCGTTGAGGTCGACGATGGCTTTGTTGAAGTCATCGAAGCTGTAGGTGCCGTCCTTCATGGCCTCGTACAGGTCGTTGGCGTTGTGGCCGGCTCCCATCATCGCCTCAGCGACCTGGTTGAGCTGGCCGGGCATGGCAGCCTGAATGCTCCGCCATGCAGCCATGTCCACCGTGCCCGCGGAGAGCATCTGCGTATACTGCGCTAGGGCGTTCTCCTGCTCCATCGTCGAGGCCCCGCCAGCGAGCATCGCGTTGTTGAACGCCAATGAGATGGTGGTGGCCTCGTCGAGATTCGAAGTGAGTGGGGCGAGCTGCTGGACCATGCCGGTCATCGCGCTCGACGTGGTGGGCAGGCCGTCGAGACTGTCGGAGATCTTCTTGATGCTCTTGGCCGCGTCCTCGGACGAATAGCCCAAGTTCTTCATGACCTTGGGGAAGTTGTTCATCTGGTCAGCGCGGCTGACGGCACTGGAGATGCTGGAGCCGATGGTGTCCATCGCCTTGCTGGTGATGGCGCTTGCGGCTCCGATGACCGCGCCCATTTTGGCTTTCAGGCCACTGGCGAACCCGCTGCCGGCGGCCTTGCCGCCTGAGATGCCGGCTCTGCCGCTGGCACCGTCGAACGCGGAGACGATGGCGTTGCCCACGCCCTTCATGCTGGGCACGATCTGCACGTATGCCTCAGCGAGTTTGATTGCCATGTCAGCCTCCCATCGTTGTGTCGGTGAACTCCTGTGCGAGGAACGCGTCGAGTTGGTTCGCGCTCATGGTGATCGTGTCATCGCGCATGCTGTGCGACTTGCCGTCGCCGGGCCGTGGCAATGGGCGTGGTTTCCTGCCGCGGTGTTTCGGATCGGATTGGCCCCACATCCACATCTGCCATTGGTCGACGAGTGTGGCGAGCAGATGCTGATCCATTGTCCATGCGCGCGGCACATCCAACGCGCGCCATACCATGCTGCCGTCGGGCAGGTTGGCGGCGAGCTGCGCCGCCTCCCATGCGCCCAATGTGGTGATGTCGAGCCCGTATACCCGCCGGACGTCCGCGCGCAACGCGGCGGGGCATTTGCCGGTCAGGTATGCGAGCGTCAGGAGTTTGGGTCGATACCCGCCATGAGGCCGGTGAGGAATTCGGTGACGCGCGACACCGGCAGGTGTCCGTCCTCTTCCTCGAGTTCACGCATGGCGCGCTCGTACTGGTCACGGCCAAGCAGCGTGCGCAGGAAACGCACGAGCAGTTGCGGTGACGTGTTGTCGCCGTCCTGCATGTCGGCGATCATCTCGACGATGCGCCAATCGTCGAACACGGCCGGGCTGAGCGTGACCTTCACGCCGCACGAGGTGATCGTCTTGGGCTTGTCCTGGTCGAACACCGTTGGTGTTTGCTTCGCGGTCATCTAATAGTCCTCCTTATGCGAGGGGCCGCACGCGATGTGCATGCGGCCCGTTGTCTCATTGTGGTTCCGGCTCACTTGCCTGTGGTGGGTGCGGCTTCGGGTGCGGCTGAGGGTGCGGCTGCGGCTGTGCCGATGTATTCACGGCTGGTACCGCCACCGATCAGGTCGGACGGCAGCGCGCCAAGGGTCACGTCGTAGCCGAGCACCTCGGTGCCCGAAAGGGTGCGGTCGCCGAATTCCTTGCGCACGGCGCGCGGGATGACGAACCTGTCCTTTTTGTTGCCGGTCAGGGCGAGCTCCACGACGAGCACGAACTCGGTGTCGTCGGGCATCGTGTGCGTGATGGTGAGCGCGCCGTCATCGCCGGTCACGTTCTTCTCGCCGTAGCGGATCTGCGCGGCGCTTTTGCGCATCGCCTCGATGAGCACGAACTGGTACGTCTCCGAATAGCTTGTGATGATGCTCAGGACGTTCTCGCCGCCCATCTCCTTGACGTCGGTGGTTTCGGAGTCCGACGCGTTCGTGATGCCGTCCTCGCCGATGTAGCCCAGTCCGATGTATGTCGCCGACAGCGCGGTGGACGCGTCGGACGGCAGGGCCGTGCCCTTGGGTGCCCAGTAGGCGTAGCCGGTGACGTTGGTCTTGCCCAACGACACGTTCGCTGGATTGTTCTTCTGTTTGTCTGGTGTGGTGGCCATTATGCTTCTTCGCTTTCTGTGTAGTTGGTTTTGATGGTCAGCTGGCACGTGACCTGGTAGCGTGGCCGGCCGTCCGGGGAGGGGAAATCGGTGATGGAAAGGATGTCGACATCCGCCACCTCATCGATGTCCGTGATATGCCGAACGCGCCGTGCGACGTCGACGGCGAGGCGGCTCGCGTTCCACCGGCTGGCCGCCCATGTCTGGATGGCGAGCAGTGGCCGGCTCACGAACGGCGACTCGGGGCCGCCGGTGCGTTCGACCGTGATATGCGCCGTTGGTGAGGTGCTGGACGCGTCTGGCGGCATGCTCAACGATGCAGTGGCCGGCCGTAATCCAGGATCGGCGTTCAACCAGTCCACCACCAGTTTTTCCGCGTTCATCATGCGCCTCCGACCGCTTTGAGCAGCGTGTTGTGGGCCGCGTTGTCGACACGCGCCGCGGTGCTGCCGTGCGTCGAAACCAACGCGATGGAACCCACTGCGGAGTTGATTGGTGGTGCGACCGAGTAGACCGGTCTGCCCGCTTTGATGGTCGTCGACGCCATGCTGTTCGCACGAGCCGCAACCTGGTCGGCCACCTGTTCGACAGCGGCGCGTGTACCGGCGTCACGGCGGAACTGCGTGAACCCTTGCATGTTGAGTTTGACTCGGCTCATGGGTTATCCCCTTTCGTCGTGCAATTGCACGGTGAGGTTCCACCGTGTGGGCGTGATACCGCCATAGATCGGCTGCGGGTCACCGATGACGCGGTAATCATTGCCGCGCATCCGGATACGAGCTCCTCTCAGACTGCGGTATGGCCACGCGCGGGGGAACCGCAGCGTGCAGTCGATGCGGATGCCGTCGGGGCGGGTCGCCTCGATGTCGTTCTCGGTGGAGGTGTCCACGAGCACGTCATCGACCGTTTCCGGCGGGTCGTCCTCATAGATGGGGTCGCCGCCGGGGTCGTAGCCGTGCTCGTGTCTGGTGGTGACAATGACCTGTTCACCAGTGAGCATCACGTTTCTCCCTGCATGGTTGTGTGCCAGGCGCGTTGGGAGCCACGCAGCGCGCGTTTCTCCGCGGCCAGCAGGTACAGGTCACCGGTGGGGTTCGCGTACGTGCCGGACTCGGAAAAACTGCCGGCCGTCTGCGAATACTGGGTGACACCCGTCGGGTTGGCCGCTTCGGCGATCATGGCGCGTTTGACCATCTGGCAGCAGATGCGCGTCAATGTCTCCGGGCGTACCGAATCCACGTCGGCCGCGGCGTCGATGATCATGTCGGACGCATCCCCGATGAGCACCTCAGCCTTGGCGCGTTCGCTGTCGGTCAGTGGATGCCAGCGCGCCTCGAGGTCAGCCACCGTCGCGAATGGTTTGGTCGCGTCCATCAGTACACGACCTAGGATCAGGAGATGACGCCCGCGGCGCGCAGCGAGGCGAGCAGCGCGTTGAGGCTCGCGGCCACGGTGGCCGCGGTGGCGGTGTCACCGGTCTCGGTGTCGGGGACGGCCGTGCCCTTCTTGACGCCGCCGATGGCCGTGCCGGCAGGTGGCAGCGTGTAGGCTTCCGGGATGACGACGTCTCTGCCGAGCTTGGCCTTGGTGACGGCATTGTCGGCAAGTTTGGCGGTGGTGACGCTGCCGTCGGTCGGGGGGAGCATCGTGGGCTTGCCGGTGACGGCGTCCCAAGAGACGGTGCCGTCTGGGGAGTCGCCCTGCCATGGGGTGCCGTCCGGTTTCACGAGACAGATGCGCGGGTCGAGGACACTGGGCTTGCGTTTCTTGCCGCCACTGGTGACGACGAACGTCTGCGGAGGGAAATGGTTGTTGTCTGCCATGGGTATCACTGAGCCTTCAGCACGGCGAACGCCTTCGGATCGAGCACCGCGTAGGAGAACATCGCCTCGGTACGGTACGCGATCTGGTTGTGCGCCTTGAGATCCACACCGGTCTGGTCAGGGTCGCCGTACTGGATGACCTCGGCCCAGATGTCACGGATCATGCCCCACTTGATCAGGCTGTAGTCACCCATGATGCCCAACACCTTGGTCGCCTCCGTCGCCTTCTTGCCGTCGACCGTGGTGGACGTGGCCGCAGGAATGCCGTCCAGTGTGCCCGCGGCGAGATTGATCGGGATCTCCGGGTAGAAACGCATGCCCGTGGCCGGCACGCGCAGCTTGCGCAGGCGGGACGCCCACGTGCGCGACAGCGCGACACCGTTGATCTCGTACTCGTTGACCGCGTCGGCGAGCGCATCCACGTTCGCGATGTCGTCCCCGCTGTCCGTGACCGAGGCCGCGCCCGCGGTGAGCGCGGTGTATCCGCTGAGAGTGTCGCCGCTCTTGGGGTTGATGGCGTGGTAGATCACGTAGTCGAGGGCACGCGCGATGGCCTTGGTCTGGTCTTCCTGGATGGAGCTGATGATCTCGAGGCGGTTGTCCTCATCGGCCCATTTGAGTTCCTCGGTGACGCGCGTGGTGCACTGCACCTTGAACTTCTTGCCGGTGATGGAGGACGCTGTCTGCTCGTAGGAGCTTTTCTTCTGTCCCTCGGCGACGACCTCGGCCTCGGCGGCACCGTTGAACACAATGTAGTCCTCGTTGAGGAACAACTGTGGGGTGCTGGGGCTGAGCGCCGCGATCGTGCTGGTATCGCCGACCTTGTTGATGATCGCCTGCGTCACTTCGACGGGCAGTTTGATTTTGGTGGTGTCCATCGCCATGATGGGTTCCTTTCGATAGTGCTAGTTGAGGTTGTCGAACATCTGGCTGACCACGTCGCCCATCGGGTTGGCTCCAGCTGTGCCGGACGGTTGCATGCCTTGGTTGGGCATGCCCTGCGGCTTGGGGTGCGCGAACTGGTCAAGCTTTTGCGCGTAGGCGCTCATGCTTTCCTCGTCGTCTCCGACGAGCAGGTCGGCCGGCACGCCGGTCTTCTCGCTCACCTGCTGGGCGATGCGCGTGCGTTCCTGAGCTGCCTCCGTGCTTTGCTTCCATGCGCGCAGCTCACCCGCTTCCTTGACGGTTTTGTCGTGCTCCGCTTTGAGCTGTTCCAGCTCGTCCGCGGCCGTCTTGTTCGCCTTGGCGCGCTCCTCCCACTGGCGAGAATGCTTGGTGACCTGGTCGAGCTTCGCTTGGAGTTCCTCGTTTTTGGCGAGGGCCTCGTCGAGCTGCTGCTGCATGTCATCATTCGTAGCCATGATGTTCCTTTCGTATCGGCCCGTTTCGGGCAATAAAAAGCACCCGTGCGGGTGCTTCATATCGTGGACTGCGCCGGAATCGAACCGGCATCGGCCTTCCAGTCCCAGTCATGCGGAAGGCCGCCTCCGCGTGGACGGAAACGGCCTTTGCCATGTATGTGTCGAGATTAAAGCTTGCCTTGTGCCTTGAGCCTGCGGTATTCGTCGCTGAGCGCGAATGTGGACAGGCCGGGGTCGGTGTCATAGCGCAGTCGCCACTGTTCGGCGATCCACGCCTGCTCCTCATCATCCGCTGGGCGCACGCCGGTACGCTCATAGGCCGCGTTGAGCTGATTGCGGTCGGTGACCGGTTTGAGTTCACCGGGCTGGAACGTGTATCTGTTCAGACGGTCTTCGGATACTGTCATAGTCACAATCATACCAGCCTGCAGTAAAGGATCGGAGCGCCGTTTTCAAGTTTCCCCGCTCCGACGTATTGCAGACTGCGGTTTCGCTGCAGCAGCACCTCGTATTCGCTCTTGACGTGCGTGACCGGTTCGAGGTACACGGCGTGGTCGCCAGACGGGACGAGCAGACGCACGGCGATGCGTCCAGTTTCGCCTCCCACTTCCTTGCCGCCGAGGTCGGTCGAGCAGGCCATGTATCCGGCATGGTCGAAGACCTGCCCGAGCCGGAGCGTGCCGATGTCCTTGTCTGATTCGATGCCGAACGTCTCGAGTCGAATCTGCCGGTAGACAGTGAACGTATCCTGCGTGATGTGGCCTGCGATGGCTTCATCGATTCTGGCAATCAGTGACTCCACGCCGTCAGTCGGTTTCCCACCAAAACAGTAATCGTTGATGCGTTCGTATGCGGTGCCGGCCCAGTCTCGCAACGCCGTTGTTTTCTCGATTTCGGTGAACCTATCGTCTTGCATGCGCGCCCCATAATCGCTAAGGCGATGCAGCTCGTTTACTGATGGTGGACGTGCAGCACCAGACCATCGCACATCCGGCTTCGGGGACACGCCGTCGCGCACTCCATTCGGGTGCAGTCTACGCATCTCGCGCAATACGGCCTGCATGGTGGTGTCATCACCGGATGCTGCCTGTGCAGATTTGTACATCGCATAGTACTTGTCCGGATCGTATCCAGTGAGCGCCTGTCTGCCCCAGCTGGGGATGATGCGGCAATGGCAGTCGTCATGGTATTTGTTGCCATCGCCGCCGGCTGACTCCTCACTGGTGTATGTGAAGCCTCGGGAAGCGAGCATGGTGCAGAACGCGCACGACTTGCCTTGTGGCACGCGCGCCCAACTGGGCTTCGTGGGGTCACGCCGGATACTGCGCTGCGTCTGTGAGCGCAACGCGGCGGAGATCATGTCGCCGATGAACTGCTGTGCATCGTCCACATTGTCCATGCTCGGCCATAGGTCGTCCATCGTCACACCGAACTTGTTGCTGCCGCTCTTCACGTCACGGTATTTCAGGCCTGGGTAATCGGTGTTCGCGACGCCGTGCACCGATTGCCACAGCACACGGTCGAAATCCACCAGCCCATCGTCTGCGAACGGCGGGAACTCGGTGTCGGAGTATTCGCTCCACGCCTGGCGTAGCATGTGGTGGTAGTCCTTGGCGAGCTGGCTGGCGTCGGCCACGTATTCGCGCACGATCTCCTTGAGTGCCATATCGTGCCGGTTGATGGCGGTCTCGATCTCGTCGGCGGCCGCGTCGGTCAGGTTCTCGATGCTGTCCTGGTATTTTTTGTACGCCGCGTCGAGGATCCGCTGGAATTCGTCGGCGTCATCGGTGGGGACGGTCAGGTTGTTCAATGCCATGGCCGCCCCCTAACTGTTATGGTTCGTTGGTGCCGCCACCGTGGCCGGTAGCGTCCTGTGATGGGTCTTTTTGCGCATTGGTCTGCGCGCGCAGCTGGTCGAGTCGTTGTTTGGCGCGTTGGCTTGCCTCCCATGCGCGCAGGCTGGCGATGTCGTCCATGCTCAACCCGAGTTTCGCCAACCCGACGTCGGATTGCGCCCACGCCTGGTTGACGCCGGCGACCTTCGCGTAGTAGTCGGCGCGGGCCGCGTCGGACACGACCCGTGTTGGAGCCCATATCGGGCGCACACCAGCCAACGTCGGTGCCGTCGGAGTGTTGTCGCGCAGTTGGACGGCCATGCGCATCGCGTTCATGAGCTGTTGGCCGAATATCCTGTTCTGCCGGTCGGCGACGCGGGTGAGCGCGTTCTCACTCGCTGCGAGCGCTTCGGCCGATGTCGGGTTCGACACGCGTATGCCGAGTGATTCGGGCGGGATGTCTGTCTCGGCCGAGGCGAGCATGGCGATGGTCTCAAGCATCGCCCCGTGCGGGCTCATCGAAGCCTGCTGGATCTGTCTGAGTTCGGGTACCTCACCGTCGACGTCACGGCTGATCGCGTTGATGTCCGCGATGAGCGAACTCCATGTGCCGGATTCGAACGCGTCCTTGTCGAGGCCCAAAAACCAGAGTTTCGGCACGGAATAGAATTCGGCGGACACTTCCATGCGCACCATCGTGCGCACGGCCATGTCGGTGAGGTTCATCAGCGTACGGTTGATACGCGAACGGCCGAAGGGGCGATCCATCTGCTTGTCGTAGGCGAACGGAACCACGGCGACGCGATCGAGCCGATTGTCCTGCCTCTGCGCGCTCCAACCGCCGAAACCGGTGCCAGTGACGGCGTAATTACGACCTTCGAGCCACACGTTAAAGCTCGTGATGCTGCCGTTCTGGTCGGCTCCGGTGATGGTCAACGCGGCTTTGATGCGGCGGCGCTGCGGATCCCAGATAGCTGCTGACCAGTCAGCCGAGCGTGGCGTGATGAGGATCCGTTCGCCGCTCGGATCATAGGGGTCGTAGTCCACGGTCAAAAACGAGCAGGAGTGTTTGTAGCAGCTGATGATCGCCTCGGATACGTCGGCGGTCAGCTCGTTGTCCATGCAAATACCGCTGATGCCGTATTCGTCGTTGTTGGGCAGTTCAAAGCCCTCGAACACGCTTTTGTCGGCGAGCGCGCGCACGCTTTTCTGCGGCCAGCCGACCGTGTTGCCGATTTTGCGCCCGAGGTCGCTATGCACGGCGATCTGCAGGTTCCGAAAGCGTTGTTTGGCGTCGTAGAATGCGCTGCGCAGCAGGTTGCGCGGGTACTTGGCACGCCACACGTCGAGCAATGCTCGTGTCATGTCCAGATCATCCTGGCCCATGCCACGAATATTCGAGGGAATGCTGACCGCCCCGGAAAGCGTTGGAGTGGCTGTTGTCTGCTGCATCAGATCATCACCTTCTGCTTTCTATCAGGGTTGCGTTTTGCCACAGTCAGCCCGTAGGCGGCGAGCGTGCATGCGACGAGCGGGCTGATATCGGTGTCACTGCCGGTCTTGTTCCATCCGACCGCCCCGGACTTGCCTATCGGCCGGGTGACTGCGCCCTGCACCGCTTTGGCGAGTGCGGGCTGCTGTTCGTCCGGCAGGTGGGTGAGCGTATGGTCGTGGAGGCGGTCGAGTATTGTGCCGCATGCGCGTCCCATGTCGTTCGCGCCCGTGATGATGGGGCGCACGTGGGCCTTCTTGAGGTCGGGCAGCAGGCTCATGGCCGGGCTTTGCCCGTCGATGACAACAGCTGCGGTTTTCGGCCATCGTTCGGCGATCCAATCAACGGCCCACCGCGTGCCATCATGGTAGGCGTCCTTATAGGCGGCGAGTTCGGTGTGGATGCTGCCGTCCGCGTGTTTGACCGCGGCCCCGATGCAGATGGTGCTGCGGTCGGGTGCCATGTCAATGGCGAATCCACGCAAACCGTCCATGTCCGGCGCTGCCACCGCGGTCTCGGCCCACAACGCGTGGTCGATGGCGCGTTTGACTGTCTGCCTGTCCCATACACCCAACGCCTCACGGCGGAACGCATCGTCGGACAGTTGGCGGCGTAGGCGCAGGATGCTGTTCTCGCTCGTGCGCAGCGGGTAGCTCGGGTTCGCCCGCCGCCACTGTTCGTGATCGTCCAGATCCTTGATGTCGTCGTCCGCGCCGAACTCGCACCACATGAGGCCAGGCTCGCCGGCCAACGCCTCACGGCGCAGGCGCGTGAACACCTCGCTCGGGTCGGTCGGACGTGGTGGCGTCCCCATGTAGACGATCAGGCCGTTGGGTGCGGCGTTCACGGCTGGCACCATGTCCTCGAGCGCCTTCTCCGTGAGAATCTGCGCCTCGTCGAAGATTTCCATGTCTATCGCGTCGAAGCCACGGCCGAACCCCTGCTCGCGGGCACCGAACATGATACGGCTGCCGTTCGTGAACTCGATGGCCTCTTTGCCGGCACCACGCGAGACAGTGCGCACATAGCGTGCGACCGCCTTGTTCTGGGCGAGGGCCTGCATGTGGCGGAACGTCTCGCCGGCGGTACGCGTCCGGTGCGCTGTCCACAACACCGTCGTGTCCGGTTTGAGGACGCACAGCATGTTGACACTGTTGCCGATGAGGAATGTTTTGCCGACCTGGCGGCATAGGCTCATCGCCGCACCACCGGTGCCGGCGGCATACTGGCCGTCCTTCGTCTTGCCGAACAACAGGGTGCCGAGACCGGCCTGCCACCGGTCGAACCGGATACCGCATTTCGCGGCGAGACGACTGACCGCATTCCAATCTGAACGCACGACCCCATCAGGGTATTTCAAATGCTTGGCGAGCTGGCTCAGACGCGGCTGCTCAGATGATGTCGGCGAGGATTGCGTCATCAGTCAGCTCCTCACTGGACGCCAGCACGTCGCCATCGTCCGTCTCCAAGGTCTCTATCTGCCTGCACACATCAATCAGCTGCTTGCTGATCGCCGCCAGCGCGCTGGGCGGCGTATCTGGATTGCCGAGCGCTTTCTGCAGCACGTCGCGATTAAACCGCAATGTGTCCACGAGCGCACCGTCCCGCATCCGCTCGAACGTGTCCTTGTCCAATTCAGCGTCGACGTTTTTGGAGACCTGAACCGTCACCTTCTTCTTCGCGCGCTTCACCTCGGGCTTCGCGCCGATCCGTTTGCGCAGCTCATAGGCTTTCTGCTTGCAGGCAGCGGAACAATACTTTGGTTTGCGGCGAGCGTTCGTGTTCGCGGGAAACTCCTTGCCGCAGATCACGCACTTCATGACTGTTCCTTACGTTTTAAAACGCCAGACTGACTTTTCACCGAATTTCTGTGAGTATATCGGCGCTTTGCCCGGGGTCGCCGG